GTAGTAACACTTCCTAATGCAATAGTTCCTACATTTCCTATAACTGTAAGTACATTGTCAGATGTTGTTGTAACACTTCCTAATGTGCTTGTAATAGCTATTCCAGTAGGAACTACAACAGCCGAAGCTTTTACAATCTCATCTCCAACTTCTAATGTTGTTGCTACTGCAGAAACACCTGTTACTGCTGCACCTGCTGTAATTGCATTACCTAGTGCTGAAGTACCTGCATTTCCTGTTACAGAAGTATTTGCTTCTGCTACAACAGTTTCATTTCCTAAAGCTGATGTACCTAAATTTGTTGTTGCTGTTACATTTGCTTCAGCAACTATAGTTTCGTTGCCTAAAGCTGATGTTGCACTTAATCCTGTGACTGCTACTAATGCTGTAGCTACAACAGTTTCACTACCAAGAGTTGCTGTGCCAGAAACTCCTGTAACGACTACAGGTATTGGTTCTCCAAAGGTTAATTGACCCCAGGTACCTCTACCCCAGCCTGTTACATTAGCCATTTTAGGCTATTCTAATAATTGCGTTTGAAGCGTCTGCTGCTGGAAATTGAATAGTAAAGTCGCCATTAGTTGATGTTTTATCTCCACCAAAATCTAAGACACATACTGAAGGGTCACTAGTTGCAGCTTCATTATAAATTAAAGCACCTCTAGCTGTAATTGTAGCTGTACTAAAAGTTAAATCATTAAAGTCTGTTAATGCAGTTGTTCCAGATGTAGTAGGGGTAACACTTGTTAAAAATGCACCTTTTGCTGTATAGCCTGTTCCACTTGCTTCATTACTTGAAGTATATGCAGTAGTTGCTGCATTTAATGATGCACTACTTGTATATAAAGCTAGTTTAAATACATTACTTGCTGCTGTAAAATTATGAGTAGCAGTCATTAATTCTTTTTTAAATGATGTACACATTGCTTGTGATATTGCCATTATATTCTCCTTATGATATCAGCCATTTGTTTATGACCTTGTTTTTCTAATAAACCTGCTACTGTTGCTCTATCACTTGCAATAGCTTGCTTCATATATAATAAAATAACTTGTTGTATTGTGTCTTTAAATGCTTCTGCTTGGGCTTTTACCATGGGGTCTGCATTATCACTAATACTTACAATTTTATTTACTACTCTTTCTGTCCAATATTCTGGACTTAAACCTGTATTATTTGTTGTTTCTACACTTACAGTTCCAACTGTTGGCTTTACATCTACACTAAACATTAACTTACCTGCTGTCTTACAGGACCACTTCTATAGTTATCCTTAGTATTTTTGCCTTCTCCTAAATTTTTAAGTCTAGAAACTGCTTCATTAAATCTATTCTGATAATTTGTAAGTACATCTGGTTCACCTTTCATAAAGGTATAAGCTTCTACTAAAGAGCCATATAACAAACAATCTGATGCATTTGTTCCTAACCAACTAGTTCCATCTGCAGATGTTGTAATTGATGTTGGAGTATATTCATAGTGTAACTCTACTGTAAGATTGCTATTAGGTGTAGGAGCTACAATAAAACTATCTTCATCAAATCTTGCATAATACTTAGGAATACCTGTTGATGTGCTATCAGGATATGCTTCTCTTATAAAAGCTACATCTTTATATAATAAAAATTCATAACCACTATTATCTACAGATAATGAATGTGCTGCTAAAAAATCAGTTGGGCATGATAAATACTCATTACCATTAGTTAAACTACCTGTAACATTTTTTCTAAAAAAAGGTAATGATACTAATTTTTGTATTCTATCTTCAGTAGTAACTATAAAATCATCTAAGTTATTATTAAATGTAGTTTCAGTATTATTTGTATAATCCTGTATTGCTGTTTTTAATGTTGTATATGTCCAAGCCATTATTCTGTACTCACTGTTACTTTTCCTACTTCAGCACTAGATAATATTCCTGTTCCTGAAACTGGATTAAATCCATAGTAAGAAGTCGATTCTTTTCTACCTCTATCTGGTCTTGGATTAAATAATGATTGATTATCTGCTGTATCTAATTCTCCTAATTTATATTGAGGATGGTCAACATCAAAACAACTATTACATACTCTTAATCCATTACGAATACTATCTTGTATTTCATATTGTAAATCGTTTAGCTTGTAAGTGAAACCACATCTATCACAATCACCTAAAGCTTTTTTTCCTGCAGCATACATTATCTATAAGCTTGCATATCAGGTACGAACTTAACTGATGCTCTTTCTCTGTCAGCATCGCTTACATCATTCCAAAGTTCATCGTACCTTTGTTTAATCATTGGAACTCTATTTTGTGCTTCTGGCATTTTACAAGCTAAGTTATAAGCTAATGCATATGTTAAACATGGAAGATATCTACTAGGTACATCAGCATTGTTACTTGCTACATTACCAGCATCTTCTAATCTTTTGATGTAATCATATACTAAAGTATAAGTTTCAGCAGAATCAGGAGTTGCCCATAAAACAATTTTATTAGAGCTAGTGCCTTTATCTACATAAAACTGCGTTGGTTTAGATTGTAGCAATTTGCTAGCTTGATGATTATATTGAGTTCTAGATATTCTATTTAATCTTTGGTCAAATTGATTTGCAGTATTTCCTGCATCAGTTCTAATAAAAGCATCTACTACTTCTAATGCACTTGACTCAATAGTATAACTACTTGTGCCAGCAACTAATGTTGCAGAAGCTTGTTCTATTGTCCAAAGGTTTAATCCTTTGTTTTGCCATTCTAAAAATATTAAATTAAGAGCTCTTTTAGCTCCTTTATAGTCATAACCAGAACGCAACTCGCTACCGCATAAATCATAGGCTTCTTCCATGATATCGGCTAAGTCTAATGTAAATGCTGTTGTTCCACTTGTTGCCATTGTTTATTCCTAATTAACACTTCCACCTTCTACGAGCCTGTCTAATTCTTGAATTAGGGTCGTTTCTGGTTTTAGCTGAACTTCTTTTAAGTTGTCCTAAAGACCTTGCACAATAAGATTTTCTGCGTTTAGCAGCTTTACTACCTTTCTTTACTTTACCAGTTACTGCTGTTTTTAACTTAGAGCCAGGGTTTAATCTTCTATAAGCTTTAACCCCAGCTTTAGTCATACCAGCACCAGATTTAGTAGAACGAAAGTTCTTCTTATTTCTAGCAGGCATTGAAGCCTGTTTTCTTATTGGCATAAGTATTTAACTAGGACTTTCCGCCTCTAGCCATACCTTTAGACCTTTTCTTTTTCATAGCTGGTTCATTGCTAGTCATACCGCCACCAAACATTCTTTTTACATAATCTTTGTTTTGTTCGACTTTAGACATTTTACCAACTTCTACCATGCCAGTTTTACCGCCATTAGACATATATTTTGATGTCTTACCACCAACTTTCATGTATTTAGATTTTTTCATAATAAGTACCTTTATTTTTTAGTTACAGTTTTTTTCTTAGCTGTAGTTTTTTTAGTTGTTTTTTTCTTAGCTGGTTTCTTACCACCAACATAAGCTTCATTAACATCTGGAGTAGATGGGTCATCAGCAACAAGTTGACCTTTGTCATTTCTTGCTCTTTCACCATTCATCTCAGCACACTTACGTTCTGCATCTTCTAAGTCTGGGTCTGGACCAAATACAGGTCTATAGATACCATCTGCATCTAGATGTAAAACTTTATATTGTGCTGGAAATTCACCAGTTTCTGATATTACATAATTTTTATTAGCCATAATTAATTCCTATTAGTCAGAATATACTTTAACCATTTCTAAAGTAATAGAGTAAGTATCTCCTGAAGAGTGTCCTTTAGTAGTAAACAAGATGTCTCCTGTTTTACCACTACCTGCGTTATTTGGTAAACCACCAAAGTCTTTAAAGTCCATATGTCCATTACTACTTTCAGCAAGTTCCATTAGTAGAACATTACTTGTAGCATCTAAAAACATTTGAACAGACATACCTACGATAGCGTGACTAACTCGCATAACTCTAACTTCTGAACAAGCTTTACCTGCTGAATTAGAAGCCAAAGCAGATACATCTACTTTGGCTACTGCGGATTCTCCTGTGCCATCGCTGACATTTGTAAACTTCATAACACAATTTCTTTCACCATCAATTATGGTTTGTGTTGTTACTGCATCAGCAATAAGTTACTCCTATTAAGCGTCAGCAAATGGAGTTACTAAAGTGCCTGAACCTAAAATGATTCCTTCTACTGCGTATTTAGCACTACCTACTGCAGTTACTTTAATAATACTACCTGCTAGTCCACCTTTAGTTGAGCCATTTAATGTTATGACATCATTAGATGTACCAGAAATAAAAGTTTTACCTGTTGCATCAGTAACACCAGTATATAAACCGCCTACGAATTTATCTGTACCATCTGTAAGAATATCCATATCGGTAGCTGCTGTTTCTACTACAAAAGTAAAAGTAGCTCCTAAATTGTTTGTTTGATTTGGGTCCTCATCATTGCCTGGAGCTGTAGCAACAATAGAAGGTAAAGTAAACTTACCATCTGCATCATTACAAGTAAGAATCTTACCCGCGTGTGCATCTACTGTAAGTGTTGTGTCTGCAGTTAAACTAACTACGTTAGCGTTACCTGCTGAAATAAATCCTGCTAATGACTTAACTGGACCTGAAAATGTTGATTTTGCCATAATTTCCTCCCAAGGAAATAAGTTCTACTGTCTTGGCTTGTCTGCTAGGTCAGTCTGTAGAAC